CGTCCGACCCGGTGGGTCAGGCCATCGATCACCGCCTTGGGTAGTTCTCGGGCTTCGTTGACCCAGGCACCGGTGAGCTCAAGCGAGAGCAGTTTTCTGACGTCCTTGGGCTGGTCTAACGCCAGAAAGATGACCTCGCAGTCGATACCAGTGGCATCCCCGCGGGCGGGCAGTCGGATGTGGTGGGTGATCGGCGGCGTCCACAGCATCGGGCCGAACGTGGCTTCAGGAAACAGATCCAGCCAGGTCTTGATCGTCGTGGTCTTTAACATCGGGTAGCTGTTTCGCACCACCGCAAAGCGGGTATACCGGATGTTGTCGATCGGGGAGGGCTTCTGCTTGATGGCTTTTAGGAAGATCTTGGCCGCGCAGGCGTATGACTTGCCCGAGCCCACCGGCCCCATCAGACCCTGCACGAAGGCGTTGCTCTGGATGAAGTCGTAGATCACTGGGCTCTGTGAGAAGTCCAGGTTCAGGCCCGCGCCCGAGACCGCTTTGTCCGATTGTTCTTTCGTTCTTGCCACGTTTCCTCCAAAGACTCATTGCTCGCCAGATGGCGGGGCCACCACGTTCACATCGATCACAGACGGTTTGTCATTCTCGTCAGGGTTGTCCAGCAAGCCAGACGCCTTGGCCAGCAACCGCAACACGCCCACCTTGTCGTACAACTCGATGTCCAGAAAGCTGTTGCCTTCCTTGTCCGTCCTGACCGAGACCTTCTTGATCGCCTGCAGCGCATGTTCAGGGATCTGGTGCGCCGCCTTGACCTTGACGTTGCCGTCCTCATCCCAAGACATGATGTCCGTGATCTTGGTATTGGCCATGCACAGCAACGCATAGCTGACCGCCTCACGGTTCTGGATCAGGGTGTTTGAGCGCTCCAACCGACGCTGAATCGAGCGAGTACCACCCCAGTTCGTCAAGGGCGGTACCACGTTGGATTGTTTCTTCGCAGCCATCAGAAGGGGATGTCTTCATCATTCGACGGCTGCGGCTGGTAGCCATTAGCCTTCGCCTGGTTGTGCGCAGACGGCTCACCACCAGCCACCTGAGAACCGATCTTGATCGCCAACCAGGTCTCGCCCGCCTTGGTCTTCTTCGGGCTCGCGTCCAGCCAATGCACCGACCCATCCGGCAACATGATCCGACCCCGGTACGCCGGGTGCCAGTCCTCCGTCTTCTTGTCGTTCTTGAAAGCAGAGCCTTGTCCAGGTCTCATCTCATAAGCCATACCAACCTCCATGAAAAAGTAGGGAAAATTTTTGTCAGAGCCCCGCAACGCCACCGTGTGGGGGAGGGGGCAAAGGGTGCCTTTCTGACAACGAACATGCCAAGCTGGCAACCAGATGCGTTTGCAGAACCGCAGGCCTCGAGCTCCGGTCAGATGCGGACACGTCAGCGCACCCCCTGCCTGCCGGACACGTCCAACACGCAGACGAACGTATGGGTTTTGTACAGACTGCACAGAACGCGCCACAAGCCGTTTTCCTGCCTGACCCATGCCTGCCTATCACCTGACCCATGATCGCGCCTTGTAGGTGCCTTAGAACCCGCGGAAACGGCATCGTCATTTCACAGGCTGTCTGCTTGCAGCACCAGCAGCGCCTCGACCAGGTCGACACCGGTCGGCATCGACACGCCTTCAGCCTGGCAGCGCTGTTGCAACTTGAGCAATGTCTCTGCTTGCTGTTCTTTCGACAACTGGTTGTCCAGAACCTTAAGTAAACCTAAATCAATATCTTTAAGAAATACCTTTATATCTATACCTATACTCGTTCTTTCCTCGTTTGGGTCAACCATACGGTTGTCCATGTGGTTGTCAATGGACGGGTTATCCACGGGCTTTGGTTGACTATGTGACGGCTCTGCATTGACAACCTCTGGGTTGACTATGTGACCGCTTCCTGATGCCTTTTTGGCGGCGATCTGCTTCTTCATCTTTGCCACTGTAACGGTGTCTTCTTTGGGCATTTGATAACTCCTTGCTGGTGGTTGGACGGGTTTGATGACGCCGTTGATCATGTCCTGAATGCGTTTCAAGCCTTCAGGGTCTGGCGTCAGTTCTTGCTCTTTTCGCATGTCTATCTCCTTCAATGCAGGTGAGCGGTTGTCTTCATGCCGGCTGGTGACTGCCAGCGCTGTTGCCGCGTCGATCGACTCATCAAACACCACGCGGATGGTGTCGGTGCGCTCGCCGCGAAATCCTTTCTTGACCACCTCGACGTAGCCCCTGGCCTTCAGCTTGACCATCTGCTTGCTGATGGCCTGCTTGGTCACGCCCATGTCCTTGGCCAGCTTGGTCTGGCTGACCCAGGTCAGGCCTGCGCGGTTGGTGTACGAACACAGGATGCCCAGGATGCGCACCGCGATGTCCGAGAGCTCGCGGTCGGTCAAGGCGCGAATCGGCATAATGGCCAGCTTCCTCTGATCCGGTGCCGGCTCCTTCTCCTTGATCCGCGGCTTCTTGGGCAGCGTGAACTGCACGATGTTGTCAGGCACGGCGCTCACTTCCAATCTGCCTCATCATCGCCAGCAATGAGCGCAACCCAAATGACCATGCCAGCAAGTCCGACCAGGCCGCCGATGGTGATCAGCAGCACACCAAACAATGCGATCGCCATCACGGCCACCGCAGGTGTGAGGTCAGCTTCTTGACGTGCTGGTCAGGCGTCAGTCGCCCCGAATGATTCTTGTACGGGCTCTCAGAGCGCTTCTCAACGCAAGGCTTGCAGATCCACCTGGCAGTGGTCTTGCCGCGCTTGTAGACGCCGCCTTCGAGCTCCCTGGTGCATTGGCAGCTGGTGCAGAACTTGGTCGTCATAGCAGCCCCTTGATGCGCTTGATCTCCCAGCCGGTCGCGTCATGGATTTGTAGGATGCGCTCGGCACTGACCGGCATACCGGAGCGCATCTTCGACAGCGAGCTCGGCGGCACGCCCAGGTACCGCGCCAGGGCCACGTCGTTTTTGAAATTGAACTTGGCCTTCAATGTGTCCAACAGCTTGTGTGTTTTCATTTTTTGTATCTCCTGACCATCTCGTTTCGCAGCTTTGTTCTTGCCTCGGTGCCGCGCTGCTGTTCGACACCGTTTAGGTAATCCAGCTTGGTGATGCGCGGCTTCCTGGCCTTGTCCGGCAGCTTCAGAGCCCAGCGCACCTCGCACTCAAACCGCCAGGCCTCGCTGTAGGTGCAGAGCTCTACACCGTCGACCATCACAGTCTTTGCCGGCGGGTGAGGGCGCTCGCAGTGCGGACACGTCACTTGATCCTGCGAACCTTGGCCGCAGCTGCAGCCTTCTGCTCGCGCAGCATTCGACGAAACTTCTTAGCTAGATCGGTCTTCTCTGCAGACGTGTACTTCCACTCGGGGTTCCACACAGAGGGCGTGTCGTCAGTGACGACCTTCTTTGCCTTGCGCTTCTTCTCAGGCATGACCGGCATCAGCAATCTGTTTTGATTCATTGACTTTTCCTTTCAAACTTTCCAAAGACTCATACCCTTCCCAAAGTTGTCAGGCCGCGGCACGTTGCGCATCTGCACCTGACCCTTCGCCATCATCTTTCGCAGGACGCTGTAGAGCCCTTCCTTGTTGATCTCAATGTCGGCCTCGCAAACATGCTCAAAGAGCTCCTGGGTCGACAGCTCGCCAACGTCGGTCAAGGTTTCGATGACCAGCTTGCGCAGGTCAGTGCGCACCGGCTTGGCAGCCTTGCCGTTCAGACCCATGTTGATGACCAGCCTGCCGCCGGTCTTCTTGAGCACCGTGCGCTCACCCTGCAGCTGCTTGACCACCCAGTGCCAGCTCATTTCAGCTGGTCGCGCATCATCGGGATGAAGTCCTTCAACTGCAGGCAGACCCGCCACGGCTGCCCATTGCGCCTGTACGCCAGCACTGGGATCTCTCCAGCCTGGGCGCACGCCTCCACTTGTTCGCTCCATTTGTCCACCTGTAGTCGTTCTTGTCGTTTCACTTCGATGCGGAACTGCTGCACGGTCAGATCGTCGCCGCTGTCTCTGGCCTGGCCCAGGTTGCGCTTGACCACAAACCCGAGCTCGTCAGAGAGCAGGGCGGCGAGCTCACGCTCACCAGCCGCGCCCTTGTTTCTTTTTCCCTTGCCATTCATGCAACCATCCGCGCCGATTGAGTGTTGTACATCGCTATGCGGCGACCGATCCACGCCATGACCGGCACCGCCATGCTGTTACCCAGCGCCTTGTAGCGAGGGCCATCAGGCGACTCAGGCTGCTTGCGCCAAGGGATGTTGGTGTAGTTGTCGGTGAAGCCTTGCAGCCGCTCGCATTCGATCGGAGTCAAGCGACGCACGGCCATGTGCTGCATCACCATGCCAATGTGGTCGCCATCAGTCTTGTCCGATCGGATTGTTTGGCTGGTTTTAGAAAGTGTTTGGTTGTACCCATCAAACGCTACCGCTTGCGTGCCGCCGTCGGTATCTAGCGGGCCGGTGCGCTCCTGCCAGCTGTAAGGGTCTTGGCGTGCGTTGAAGGCAATCGGCTGCGCCACGCCTTGCAGGCCAGTAGTGTCCAGCGTGTACATCGTGCCGTCATCCTTCCAACCTGACCCGTTTTGGTTTTTGTCGCGGCTTGAAATGTCGGCCAATGCAATAGGCTGCGCAATAACCGTAGTTGTGCTTGCCTCCGACTGACCAGGCATTCGCGCACGCAAGGGCGTATGTATATCGGTCTTCGTCGCTCCAGACGTTGCCGGTATGCCGTGAATGTCATAGGCGACTGGCTGCGCGATCAGATCGGTCGCATCCTTGTAGTCGCGTGCCTTCATTGCGCTGGCTGTACCGTCATCGACGTACTCGCCAAAAGCAACCATGCGAGCGGCTACAGGCTGCATGTAGCCACCAGCAGCTAGGTTTGGATCATGACTCCAGCCACCGCTTCTAGCGCGTGCTGTAAAGGTTCCGGCAACTTCTTGCCCCGCTTTTCGGCGCGGCGCAGGATTCCCGCGCAGGCTTTCTGGCTCAAAAAGAACCTCGGCGGCAGGTCGCCAGTCTCCAAGGTATGCGACAACGAACACACGGCGGCGTCGCTGGGCCACTCCGAAGTACTGAGCGTCAAGCACTCGGTATGCGAACCCATACCCGAGTTCTGCCAGCGCCCCGAGGAAGGAACCAAAGTCGCGTCCACCGTTGCTACTGAGGACACCCGGCACGTTTTCCCATACGCACCACTGGGGTCTAAAGTGGTCAAGAATCCCGCAATAGACAAGGGCAAGGTTGCCTCGAGGGTCGGCGAGTCCTTTGCGGAGTCCGGCAACGGAAAAAGATTGGCAAGGGGTGCCGCCGACCAGAAGTTCAACTGCTCCAAGATCCCACTCCTTGTAGTTGGTCATGTCGCCGAAGTTCGGGACGTTGGGGTAGTGATGCGCCAGCACGGCAGCAGGGAAGGGCTCGATCTCAGCAAAGCCCACGGGCTCCCAGCCGAGCGGATGCCAAGCCACTGTCGCGGCCTCAATGCCGGAGCAGACAGACAGGTACTTCACGCAGTACCCAGCAACCGCTTCAGCCGGTTCTCAGGAGTCTCGTAGCGCTTGCCGTAGGCCTCGACGATCAACTCCTCGAGGATCGACGTGCGGCTGCGGCGCTGCTCGTCTGCGGCCAGGTCAAGCAGCTGCCTGACCTCTGGCCGCATACGCATCAGGAACATCCGGTAATGCTGGGTTGAGCTCATCTGTAAAGTCTCCAAACGGTACGATTGCAGAAAGATATATCGATTCTGACGACTTCGCAACGCTTGTCAGAATGGATACACAACGAAAAAGATACGTTTGGGTACTTGACAGGTATTTCTTGGCGATATATTTTTCGCCTTACTGCATCGCGCAGCACCCTACCGCTTAACAGGAGGATTAAATGGCACC